ACGGTGCAAATGACTATTGTACAACCAAGAGGTTGGCATAAAGATGGTCATATCCGATCATACTCCATATCAGCTATTAATTTAGTTGAATGGGCTTATGAAACTTTGAAGCCAGCTGCTGAAGCTTGCTACGAAGAAATACCCACATACAACTATAGTAAAGACGGTTGCCGTTGGTGTAATGCTAAAGAGGTGTGTGATACTTATAAACAAAACCAAAAGGGAGAACAAAATGGTTAAAGAAAATAAAACTGAAACTGTTGAAGAACCAACAATTAAGTTTGCAGATGACGGTAAAGAACACAAGATAAGTGAAATGCCAGATGAAGCAAAACAATTGATGGCGCGTTGGCAGGAGAAAAAACAAATCAGAGATGAATTTATTATAAAAGCTAATAATGACATTGATGATTTAAACACTCTGTTATCAGCTTACGAGGCTCGTATGAAAAACATAGTAGAGCCAGCGGATGAACCTAAGATAGAGGTGCAGTAATGTCGTTAGCTAATATAAGACAGAAAGCAAAACTAAAACCACCCATTCTAGTTATTTATGGTCCAGGTGGTATTGGTAAAACATCTTTTGGCGCAACAATGAATAAACCAATTATTGTGCAAGCAGAAGATGGTATTGGTAAAATTGAGTGTCCGCATTTTCCTGTGGCCAAAACCTACAATGAATTTGAAAATAATTTAAAGTCATTAATCAATGAAGATAGTGAATTTAAAACTGTTGTCATTGACAGTTTAGATTGGCTCGAAGGATTGCTACAAGCTCATGTATGCGAACAAAATGGTTGGCCTGAGATAAGCTCTCCAGCATACGGAAAAGGATTTTCGGCTGCACTAGAGGTATGGCGTAATTATTTATCTTTGTTAAATGACTTGCGAGCAAAAGGTTTTACTATCTTGCAGATTGCACATAACGAAGTTAAAAGATATGAAGATCCTAGTAGTGAACCGCACGATAGACACCAAATTAAATTACACAGAAAAGCAGCTGACTTAGTCATAGAACACAGCGACGCGGTTTTCTTTGCTAACTATAAAATTGGTACTATTCAAGTAAAAGGTAAGGGTGGTGGTATGACTACTAAATTAAAGCAAGGCGATAGAACTATCTTTACCCAAGAGACACCAGGCTTTCAAGCTAAGAATAGATTTGGTTTAGATGCAGAAATGCCTTTTGATTGGTCAGCAATCAGGGAGCAGATGTTGAAATGAGAGATGGTGAACCTAACGAACATTACTGTGACGACAAACCACAATATGAAGATGGATATTGTAATTATTGTGGGGAGAAAGAAGAGGATTGTTCAGAATATAAATGTTGGATCAAATAAAAAAGGAGTAAGAAATGGATTTAACAAATTTTAATGTAGATGCCTCTAATGAAGGCAAGTCAGTTGTTGAGCCAGGTAGACACGTTCTGCATTGGCAAGGCGAAGAAGAAGAACTAATAGAAGGTAGAAACGGTTGGCGTGGGTGCAAGATGTACTTTGAAGTAGATGGCGCAGGCATAAGACTGAATCATACCTTTACTGTTGGTCACGATAATCCTAAGTATGTCGATAGTGGTGTTAAGTCAATGCTACTTATGGCGCAAGCGATGGGATTAAAAGAACCACCAAAAGATACATCAACTGCCTTTATGGGTAAGAGTGTATCAGCTGAATTAATTAAAGATGAAAATGGTTATCTTAAAATTAATGAAGATTGGGGTAGAACTTGGCAGGCAACAAATGTAAAGCCAGAACCTGTCAATGACAATATACAAACTGGTCCGTCTGAATCAGATTTAGCAGCAATGGGAACTACGACTGTTGATGACGATGACGATGCACCATTTTAATTACGATGGTAAAAACAGGCCTAGCTTGTGCGCATATTGTAAAGCACCAGCTGGGCCACTTCTCTACAAAGATGGAGATTACTGGCTTGGAGCGTGCTGTATGGCTCATTTAAAAAAGATTGGTAAGGGAGAAAGACTACCAAACAAAGCACAACTAAATGACGAGGGGATAGAATATTCCATAGCACAAACCAAAGATATATATTTAGAACTAGCAGGTAAAGAAGATCAAAAGCCTTTACATAAATGGGAGAGGGCAAACAGAAAAAGAATCTTTACTACTATTGTTAGAGAATATCTAAACTGGGCGAACGTGCAAGCGCAGTTAGATGATGAGAGAGCTGCAAATGGATTTAACAAAGTACCTGAAAAAGGACACACTCTATAACGAACCAGGTTTTAGTTCAGGCAAGAGTACACAAGATTTAATAAACGAAATGCAAGCACAAGGCTTGCAGGTTAGTCATTTAGAAATTACAGGGGATATAGTAAGAGTACCAGTTGTTGATATTGCTGGTACAAAAGCCGATTCTGGCAATCAGAAGTCTGGTTATTATGTGGTCAATGAAGTAAACGGAAATTACTTTGCTACTTATGGTAATTGGAAAACAAGTTTTGAAGGCAAGTGGTCAAGTGTAAATCATAACACTATGACTAGCGAACAAAAGCAAGATCTACAACGTCAACTGCAAGAGGCTAAGAAAAGGTCCGAAGAAGCTAAAGCACAACGGCATAATGAAGTGGCTAAAAAAGTTGAACGCTGGTTTGACTCTTACACGAATGTTATTGAACATGACTATCTCACAAATAAAAAAGTTAAAAATTATGGTTTAAAGCAATACCAGGATATGTTGGTTTGCGGTGTGTATTCTACATTAGGAGACATACGTTCTCTACAGTTTATTAACAAAAAAGGTGAAAAAAGATTTGCAACTGATTCAGAAATAAAAGGCAACATATTTCTTATCGGTGCAGACATAAAAGACATACCAAAATTAGAAAAAATTATTTTAGCTGAAGGTTATTCTACAGCTGCAACAATATATGAAGCTACCCAAATTCCTGTAGCGTGCGTATTTAGTGCCAACTTCTTGTTGGATGCAGCCTCTAAATTGCGTGCGCTCACAGGTGCTAGATTAATATTAGCACTTGATAATGATAAAAGTGGTGTTGGAGAAAAGAAAGCGCAAGAGTGCGCAAGTGCTGTAGTTAATTGTGCGGTGCGTTTACCTAGTGAGATTGGAGACTTTAACGATTTATATTTACGTCATGGTTTAGATAAAGTAAAAGCTGAACTTGTAGAACATAAGCTAGGCATACAAAAATATGCGGTGCGTAATCTTGTAGGTAAGCCAGAGCCACAAAAGTTTTTAGTTGAGGGTCTAATTCCTATTGGTAAACCTGGAATTTTAGCAGCCGTAGGTGGAGTAGGTAAGTCATTAAGTGTCATACAGTTAGCGTTAGCGGTGGCGTGCGGTGGCAGGTGGTGGGGTAAGAATGTTGTTGAACGTGGTAATACTGTTATATTTTGTGCTGAAGATGATTTGATGGAAATACATAGACGACTCGACTTGCTAGACCCTACTGGCAAGCGATTTAACTCCTCTCACGAAGTCTATGTATTTCCTGTCCCAGAACAAAAAGAACCAATGATATTGTTAAGAGAAGAAGGTATTACACCTATAGCGCAGGAGCTAGTAGAAGAACTGCAAGCCATACCAAATTTAAAGCTCGTATGTTTTGATCCTCTCCAAGCATTTACAACTGGCAATGTATCAAGCAGTAATGAAGCAGGCCAACTCTGGGGTTCATATTGTGCCAACATATCAGCGCGTCTTGGTTGTTCTACGCTTACTATTCATCATCTCAATAAAGGCGCATTAGCTAATGATAGTGATGACGCTATGAGCCATAGAGCCGAGATAAGGGGTGCAAGTAGTATTACTGACAGCGTGCGGTGGGCGATAGCTATGTGGCTTGCGAGCGTGGAGGATTGTGAAAGAATATGTGAAGAACAAAGAGTTAAATATGAGCGCATGAACGTAGTAAAAGCTGCTCTTGTTAAATCCAATTCTGGTAATGTTGACTACACTACCAAGACATTATTTAGAAAAGACGGAGTGCTAGAACCATTAGAAGAATTACAAAACCCTATGAATTTATATGACCAATTTTAAAAGGAGAAAACTATGAACGTATTAAGTTTATTTGACGGCATGAGTTGTGGCAGGATTGCTCTAGAGCGTCTTGGCATACCAGTAGATAATTATTATGCAAGTGAGATAGATAAGTATGCTATCCAGGTAAGCCAAGCTAATTACCCAGACATTATACAAGTTGGTGATGTAACTGAATTAGATACATCAACACTACCAAAGATTGATTTGATTATGGGCGGTAGTCCTTGTCAAGGATTTAGTTTTGCTGGTAAACAGTTAGCGTTTGATGACCCAAGATCTGCATTGTTCTTTGAGTTTGTTAGATGTGTAGAAGAACTAAAACCGAAATATTTTTTATTAGAAAATGTAAGAATGAAAAAAGAATATTTAGATGTTATATCTGAATATATGGGTGTTGAGCCAATAATGATTAATTCAGCATTAGTATCAGCACAAAATAGAGTTAGGTTTTATTGGACTAACATACCTGGAATAAAGCAGCCTGAACAAAGGGGAATTGTTTTAAGGGATATATTAGAAACACAAACAAATGAAAAACCTGTTAAAGATACAGAAAGAAACCAAAGACATTATAGAAATGATGATGAAAAATCTTTATGTATGACTGCAACTATGTATAAAGGTGCTGGTAATAATGGTATGACTTTAGTTCAAGAGCCAAAAGTAGTTGCTGGTGCATGGCGTGGTCGATATTACAAAGACGGAGTTAGACAAGATCAGTTCGGCTCGGTTGCTGGTAAAACCAAACAGATGCTAGAGCTAAGAAAAGATGAAAAGACTAATACAGTTACTACAGTTCAAAAAGATAATGTAGTTGTAGAAACCATAACTGTAGATAAAGAAAAGAAACAACTAACCATAAAAGAAGCAACGAAAAAAGGTTATACCACTATTGAAGATGGAGATTGTTTTGATATGACCTTTCCAAACTCTAAAACCAGGAGAGGGAGAAACATGAAAGATAAAAGTAATTGTCTTACAGCTGCAAACTATGACTATATGCGATACGAACATTCAGACGAAGATAAAGAAGTTTATTGGCGCAAACTAACCCCCGTTGAGTGTGAACGATTACAAACAGTTCCAGATAATTATACGAATCATGTGAGCAATACCCAACGCTATAAGATGCTTGGAAACGGCTGGACAATCGAAGTTATCACGCACATTTTAAAGAATATGGAACTATGAGCGTTGGGAACTTTAGGGACATACTAGGGAAGGAGAGGGACAAACTATACCCTCAGATGCCCAACACTAGGGTAGGAGATGCCCATATATCCATACATATACATATGTATAAGAGAGCAAACCCCTTGAGGGGGTTTGACTCTCTGGGAGGAAGCGCACGCACGCTATGAGAAGATTCGGACAAGTAGACAAGAATTATTGGTGGATTACAGCGCATGCGGAGGCGGAGGAGAAAACTGCGCTGATTCCCATCGCGCTTGCGCGGAGGGAGGGAGACTTCTCGCGCGTGCGCCAGATCGTATGGCATTGGTATCGCTCGGAAGTTGCAGGCAATGAGCAGCTGTCGATGACAGCGCGCTTTGTTGGTTGGGCCTTGTGCGAGCGCTGGAGATATGAAACTTGGTCCTCGCATGATGCTATTAGCTATTACGCGAAGATGACAGCTGTTAATCGTAAGAGCGTAGGCAAGGCGATTGCGGAACTGAGCGAGCAAGGATTAATTTGGATTGTTTTGGAGGGCGAGCCGAAGCGGTTGAGGAAGTCGCAGAGCGGAGGGAAGAAACATTTTTTATTGGTTGGTTTAGCTGACCTGGTGCGCGAGTGATTCGTTCGGCGTGCGTGGGCGTGGGGGTGGAGGGGACTAGCGAGAGCATTTAGGGGGGTTGTCATATACGGAGAGGTAATGACACTCCCGCTAGTCAAACTTATTGCTTGCGGTCGATTATAACTATCGCTAGCGCGGTCATAAACATCATCAGCGCGAATACTCCAGCGAGCGATAGTATTATTTTTATAATCAGTTCAAGCATTAAATATATTTAGTTGTGGTTGTAAAAACAATTTTATCTTCTTTGTGCATTTTTTCAACATAGTCGCGCATTTCTTTTATGCTTGGATAACCTGGCATGGTAAATTCAATAGTTACTTCGGTTATTTGCTTGCGCTCGCGCTTGCTAAATATCCTGTCAAAGTTGTTGTTAAATGTTTCTTTGTCTACCGCGAAAGGGCGCGGATCTGATCCTTTACCTGTCATACTTTTCTCCTAAATAAATAAAATAATGCTTTTAATCTCCATTCCTCAAGATGTCGTAAATGTTTTGGTATGTCCTCTCGCTTCATGTAAGCCTCACAGTTCCATTAGGGGAGACTGTGCCTAGCCTTTCCCCTGTTATTGTTAATAAAAGCCATGAGCCGTCTGTGTGTTGCTTAGAGGTATCTTTATTTGGATATATGATTTCGCTAGTATGTCCGTTATCTCTAAGGTGGCACACATATTGATACTCGGCCATAGCATAAGTTATTGGTTTATATTTTTTCATTGCCTACCTCTATCATTCTTTTATTATTATTAAAATCAAAGTTAGTTAAGAATATAGATTTTTCAAAAGGATTTTTTTGCCATACATGAACGTAATCTTCCGCGCATCCTGGAGAGTGTTCTATATATATGGTTAAGTTTCCAGTTTCTATGTATGTAGAGTATTTACTGCGTTTATCTATTTTAATGCTCATTGGTCCTGTTCCTCTTCTTCATCAGTCCAATCTAGTTCTTCATAGTAAGTATCAGAAGAAGTTTCTTCTTCTTGTCCTTTGCCATCATAGAACTTATTCCATGCATCCTCCTCTGATTTTGCCTTTACTGTTACTTCATGCGTAACATAAGATTTAGTTATAAAAGTATATGTATTACTCATCATTTCCCCCTTTAAATTGGATATGTTTTGTTAAATTTAATACACTCTTGCATAGCGTCATTTAAAAAATAATGGTCGCTACTTTCAGTTCTTAAACCTTTTATATCGTCTGATACTTGATATTCGGTTGATTTTTCATCAATAGTTTTTCCAACTACAATACACCAACTGTTCGGATATTTCTTTTGGAAATAGGTTTTTTTTGTTTCATCAAATATAAATTTATTTTCAATACTCATCATTTCCCCCTTTGTGATGGTTTACCATTTGGAAAGGTCAACGCTTCGCTAAACGCTTGCCAATCCTTTGGTGTCATTATTTGTTCTACTTTGTGTACTGGCGTATTATCTTTTAGTCCGTACTTCTTGCGAAGCTGTCCTATTACGCTTTTGTGTGTTCTGGTTTTTGGTATTTCTATAGACATTATGCTACCTCTAACTGGTTTATATAATCCCAGACGATTTCTTCGCCTATGATGTATACATACATATTTACTATAGCTTCTGGACTTGAAAAGTCTGTTGTAACTTCGCCAAAGTGTAGATCCTCGTATTCTTTTATAAAGTCAATAATATTAAAGACTTGATCGCCTAGCCATTGCTTAGCTTTGTAAGTTCCTATAATGTAATAATCAGTATTAAAGATTTCATGATGTAAATCATCCTGGTTATTTTCAATCCATTCTTTATCGTAGTTAATAATAGAATCATCGAAGTATTCTTTTATTTCTTGTTTTTTATAGTTCATAGTTTTTCTCCATATATGACTAGATTTAATTACCTAGTAATACTCATTATGCATATATATACCCAATAAGCAACACTTTATTTATAAAAATATACATTTAATTACATAAAATGCGCAAAATACCCTAAAATAAAGCATGGAAAAGGGAAAACCAGGCAGAAAAAAGATTAAATTAAATGATGAAGAATCATTAAGAAAGATTGTTGAGCTTGGCGCACAAGGTTTAACATCTGGTCAAATCGCTAAATGCTTAGGTGTTTCATGGTCAACCATAGACCGCAGAAGAAAGGAATTTGATGAAATAGAGGAAGCTATAAAAAAAGGGGAAGCATTGGGAGTTCAACAAGTCAGCAACGCGCTCATGCGCTCGGCGGTTGAAGATAAGAACGTCACGGCGCAGATCTTCTACTTAAAAAACCGCGCGCCAGATCAATGGGCCGACCGCCAGGAGATAAATTACAACCTAGATTTAAAGAATGTCTTAACCGACGCACGCGCGCGCATCATCGACCACGCGCCAACACGCTTGCCCAAGCGCGCACAAGCATTGAGCGATAGCGCACAAGCGCACGCGGAGGGCGAGGAATGAATAACCAGGGGTTGAATGCAGGCTTAGTTTTTACACTCCCTTTTTAACTATGCAATTACTCTCTCAAGATATCGCATTTAACCCCCCCTTTGTTAGCGTGGCGGTGGTGATATATGTATAACTACTCAACTAAAATTTTTTAATTTTTTTAAATATGAAATACGGTGTAAAACTAGAAAAGGAATTGATGACCGAACTATGGTCAGGTCATATCAAAGACAACCCAGCAAACTTTGTTAAGTATGTGTTCCCATGGGGTCAAAAAGACACCCCCCTTGAAGATTTTAAAGGACCAAGGAAGTGGCAAGAAAAAATTTTGCGAGAAATGGCAATACACATTGAGCGAAACAATGTATTAGATTTACCAGAGATGTTTAGACTAGCCGTAGCTTCAGGTCGTGGTATTGGTAAGTCCGCACTTGTCGCATGGATTATACTTTGG